CTCACCCGCACAATTTTTACCCTGGTCAGACCGTTTGATTGGCCCCCTGCCAATCAACCTAATCAAACGCCCATGTCGCCCGGTGCGATCCGGGCATCCGAGCCACCCATCCATGTCCGAAGCAGCTGCTGAACCCCGCAAGTCGAACCGTGGCGGCAAGCGTCCAGGCGCCGGCCGCAAGCCGAAGGCGCATGTCTCCGGCGCGGCTGTGGCGGGTGTCGACCTGGCTGCGGCGCTGGCGGCTCCGGTGCCCGAAGACATTGAAAGCGCGGCGCAGAAACACGCGCGGGATGCACTCGCGTCGCTGGTCAAACAGATGACGCACGGCAAGGCCGACGCGGCCAGGATCAAGGCGGCCGAAGCGCTGCTCGACCGCGGCTACGGCAAGCCGAGCGTCGAGCCGGGCGGCGAGATGATGCTCCCGTTCCTCAGCTCAGCACCGGCGCGGGACCTGTCGACGGAGATCCGGGACGAAGCCCGGAAGCATGCCGAGCTGGCGATCGCGGTGCTGCACCGCATAGCGCAGGGCTCGGATAGCGAAAGTGCCCGCGTCTCGGCCGCGAAGTCACTCCTGGATCGAGGGCTCGGCGTGCCGGCCCCGGCGAAACTGACGGGCCTGCAGCCTACGCTCGATGTCGGGAAGAAGGCAGCGGCGGCGGAAGCGGCGGCGAACGCGGCGATCGGCGTCTACGCGACGCCCGCCCCACCTAGGATGACGATGCAGTGACCCCGACCTGGTCGACCGCGTGCCTCGACTGGGAAGAGCGCATCACCGCGCAGCCGCAACGGTCGCTGATCCCGTTCGATCCGCTGTTCCCGGCCGAGGCGGACGCTGCCGAGGCAATCTTCGGTGGGCTGCGCATTGTGAGCGTGCCCGGCCAGCCCACGATGCGGGAGGCCTGCCGGCCCTGGGTGTTCGACTGGGTGCGGGCGATCTTCGGCAGCTACGACGCGGAAACCGGGCGCCGGCTGATCCGCTATTACATGCTGCTCGTGTCGAAGAAGAACGGCAAAAGCTCGGTCGCCGCGGCCGTGATGCTGACGGCGTTGATCCGCAACTGGCGTCAGTCGGCCGAGTTCTACATCCTGGCTCCGACGAAGGAGGTAGCCGACAACAGCTATTTCCCGGCGCAGGACATGGTGAAGGCCAACCCGCACCTGCGGGACCTGCTGAGGGTGCAGCCGAACTTCAGGCAGATCACCCATCGCGTCACCGGCGCCTTCCTCAAGGTGATCGCGGCCGACAACGAGACGGTGTCAGGCAAGAACACCGTCGGCCTGTTCGTTGATGAGCTGTGGCTGTTCGGGAAGCGGGCGAATGCCGGCAACATGCTGAAGGAGGCAATGGGCGGGCTGGCGACCAACCCGGAAGGCTTCGCCATCTTCGCCTCGACGCAGTCGGATGCTCCGCCGGCGGGCGTCTTCGCCTCGATGCTTGATGAGTTCCGGGACGTACGCGACGGAAAGGTGACGGATCCGCGCAGCCTGGGCGTGCTCTACGAATATCCGCCGGCCATGATCAAGGATGAGAGCTACAAGAAGCCGGAGACGTGGTTCGTCACAAACCCAAATCTCGGTGCCTCCGTCGATGTGGAATATCTGGCGGACCAGGCGGCGAAGTCGGCCCGCGACGGCAAGGCCTCCTATGCCAGCTTCCTCGCGAAGCATCTCAACGTGCCGATCGGCGGAAGCCTGCGGGCGAATGGTTGGGCGGGCGCTCAGGTCTGGGCACGCGGCACAGACCGGACCCTCACGCTGGAAAGCCTGCTGGCGCGGTCCGAGGTCGTGACGATCGGCATCGACGGCGGCGGACTGGACGACCTGCTCGGCATCGGTGTGGTCGGCCGGGAGCGAGAGACCAAGCGCTGGCTGGTATGGGGCCATGGCATGATCTCCGACATCGGTATGGATCGGAGGAAAGCGAACGCCGAGTTCTATGACACGTTCGAAGAACAGGGCGACCTGACGAAGTTCGAGTATTCGGAATACGTGCCAGACGCGACCTGGGTGCCGGAGAACGTGCGCTACGTGGTCGATCTCGTGAAGCGGGTCCGAGACATGGGCCTGCTCTATGCGGTGGGTGTCGACCGTCGTGGCATCGGCGCCATTGTCGACGGCCTTGCTACGATCGGCGTCACCCAGGAAGCGGAAAACCTCGATGTCGTGCCGCAGGGCACCGTCCTGATGGGGGCGATCAAGACAGTCGAGATCAAGCTGGCGGATCACTCGTTGCTGCACGCGGACCAGCCGATGATGACCTGGTGCGTCGAGAACGCGATCGTCATTCCGACCTCGACTGCGATGATGATCGCCCGTGACGAGGCCGGCTACGGCAAGATCGATCCCCTGATGGGCGTGTTCAACGCAGCGCATCTGATGGCGCTCAATCCTATGGCGTCACCGACTCTTCAAATCGCGGCGATGGTCGCCTGATCTGCAAGGTTCCGAAAATGACAGTTGTACGAAAGGACGGCGTCGCCACTGGCGATGGATTGGAGTTCGTCCTGTCGGACGCAACCGTCGATAGATATGGCGATGTCGTGGAGCCAACCGGCTGGGACCTCGCGCAATTCCGCCGTAACGCCATCGCACTATTCGCTCACTCGTCATCGTTCCCGATTGGCAAGTGGTCGGATGTTCGGGTCGAGGGCGGCAAGCTGCTCGGCAAGTTGATGCTGGCGGCACGCGGGACCAGTCCGCGGATCGATGAACTGATCGGGCTTGTGGAGCAGGGCATCCTGCGGGCCGTATCGGTGGGGTTCCGTCCGATTGCGTCGGAGCCGATCGACAAGGGCAAGCCCTACGGCGGGCAGCGATACATGAAGCAGGAGCTGCTTGAGGTGTCGCTGGTCTCTGTTCCGGCCAATCCGGCGGCACTCGCGCTGGTGAAGTCGCTGAACCTGTCTGACGAAGCCATGTCCCTCGCTTTCGGCGTGCACGCTGATGTGCAGCGGCGGGATCTGGCGCCTGGCGAGCACGCCAATCCCCCCACTCGTAATGAGAGACCAAAACGAATGAGCACCACCTTGGCCCAGCGCATTGTGGCGTTGCAGGACGACATCACCGCCAAGAAGGACAAGCTGGCGGAATTGAGCGGCGCGGATGACTTCGACGCCGATGCCGTCGATGAACTGACGAAGCAGATCGGCACGGCTGAGCACGAATTGACAGTGCGCAAGGCCGCCGAGGCTAAGATCGGCACCGAAGCGCGGTCCGCCTCGACCCCGAGCGTTCCGGCGCAGCCGCGCAAGATGCTGGGCCACCAGGAGAAGGACGGCATGGACCTGCTGGTTCGCGCCGCTGTCGTGCGCAATATCGCGCAGGTGACCCGCCAGGATATCGATCAGGTTCTCGCGCAGCGGTACCCGAACTATGAGGCGGTTGGCATCATCGCCAAGGCCGATCAGACGGTGGGCAGCACCACTGGCTCCCATTGGGCCGACGATCTGATCCAGACCGCCTACTACGGGTTCCTTGAGGCCCTGATGGGCTACTCGATCTTCCCGGTGCTGCTGAACGGTGGTCTGTCCCTGACGTTCGACCGATGGGGCACCCTTACGTTGCCGCGCCGCACGGCTGGCGGTGCTGGCGGTGGGTTCGTCGCGGAAGGTTCGCCGATCCGCGTCGGCAAGATCACGACCGCCGCCGCAACCCTGACGCCGAAGAAGATGGGCGTCATCGTCGCGTTCACGAAGGAGCTGGCCAAGCGCAGCACGCCGGCTATCGAGGCCATCGTGCGGCAATCCATCCTGGAAGACACGGGGGCCATTCTGGACCCGCTGATTATCGACGCCACGGCAGCCAGCACAGCCCGTCCGGCCGGCCTGTTGAATGGCGTGTCGGCGACCGCGACTGGCTTCGCTGGTGGCGACTATCAGGCGGTCCGGCAGGACTTCAGGAGCCTGTTGGCGCCGTTCTACACCGCCGATGGCACCGACAACATCGTGGTCCTGATGAACCCGGCGCAGGGCCTGAATATGTCCCTGATGGAAGGCCCGTCTGGCGATCCGAACTGGCTGTCGCGCATCCGTGACCGCGTCACGATTGTCGAGTCGACCCGCGTTCCTGCCGCGCGCTTGATCGCGGTCCGGGTGTCGGACTTCGCAGGTGCCGGTGGAAATCCGGAGTTCGATGTGTCCGAGCAGGCGACGATCCACATGGAGGACACCACTCCGCTGGAAATCGTCTCCACGAGCCCGACCACGGCCGATCCGGTTCGCTCGCTGTGGCAGACCGCCTCGGTGGGCGTCCGGATGCTGATGGATGTCAGTTGGACCATGCGACGCACCGGCATGGTGCAGTGGGTCGACACCACAAGCTGGTGATGACCGGGCGCCGGGAAACCGGCGTCACCTCAATCTGAATTGGAGGCTGAACAGCCATGTCACTGCGCAGGTTTGTGGTGTCCGTCACCACGGCATCGGACGGGTCGGCTACCGCCTACTCGCCCTTCCTTTCCGGCTACATCCACGAAATCCACTACATCAAGACCAACTATGCCGATGGCGTGGACTTCACGATCACCGCCGAGGCTACTGGCGAGACGATCTGGACCCAGTCGGATGTCAACGCCGCCGTCGTCAAGGCGCCCCGGCAAGCGACGCATTCCACGGCCGGCGTTGCCTCGCTCTATGCGGCTGGCGGCACGGCGATCCAGGACCGCGTGGCTCTGGCAAACGATCGTGTGAAGATCGTTCTGGCGCAGGGCGGCAACGCAACATCCGGCGCGTTCCACATCGTTGTGGACGACAACCGGAACTGACGGCCTCGGGCGAGGCTTCGGCCTCGCCCGCTTTCGTGTGAGGTGGCGATGCAAGAGACCTGGTATGTCCTGGAGGATGGCAACGTGGCCGATCCGAACGATGTGACCCCCACAGTCAACGACCGCCTGATCCATAAGTCCGGCGTCATGGTCGCGATGCGCGGCCAGGTGCCGAGCACCCGCGGCGTTGATCCGGCTGCGGCGCGTGCGACGGCTTCAACCGAAGCGGCGCAGGCCAATCGCGGCTACAAGACGCGCGAGAGCAAGGCCCGCTGAATTGGGCATCCTGGATCGATTGATCCCATGGCGGCGGAAGGCGGCGGAGGGCCAGTATCGGCCTGGCCCATACATGCTGTCCGATGGGTGGCTGTCCGCGAGTGCCGGGCGGTTGGTGAACTGGTGGCAGTCTGGCTACTCGGTCCAACCGTATGGTCAGGGCAACGCCATGGTGGAGGCGTGCATCTCCGCCTATGCACAGACCATCGCCATGTGTCCCGGCGACCACTGGCGGAAGCAGCCGGACGGCGGGCGCCAGCGTGTGACGAATTCGGACCTGAGCCGCATCCTGCGCAGTCCGAACGACTATCAGTCGATTTCCGATGTCCTGCTGAACTTGGTCCGCCGCCTGTATGAGCGCGGCGAGGCATTCGCAGTGGCGGTTCGAAACAATCGGAACGAGGTCGCCGAACTGCACCTGATGCGCGACGGTCACGCCCATGTGGCGACGGATGGGTCCATCTTCTACAGCCTGAGCGGCAACGAGATCATCGAGCGGCGGATTTCGTTCGCAGCACCGATCCCAGCGCGTGATGTCCTGCATCTGCGGCTGCATACACCTCGCCACCCATTGAAGGGCGAAAGTCCGATCCTGGCGACCGTTTTGGACCAGGCGATGTCCGGCGCTGCGCTGAACCAACAGGTGGCGTTCTATCTCAATCAGGCCCGCCCGTCGTTCATGCTGGAGACGGAAGAGAAGTTGACGACCGAGCAGGCCAATCTGCTGCGGAAACTGTGGGACGAACAGACGAAAGGCGACAATGCCGGCGGCACCCCGATCCTGTCGTGGGGCCTCAAGGCGAAACCGGTCATTGCATCCGCACAAGACGGCCAGTTGGCCGAAATGCTGAAGATGACAGATCAGAATATCGCGCTGGCATTCCGAGTTCCGCTTCAAATCCTCGGCGTCGGCGGCACGCCATTCGCATCGACAGAGGCGCTGATGTCGTCCTGGCGCGCATCCGGTCTGGGGTTCGCGCTGAACCACGTCGAGGAAGCGTTCGGTATTCTGTTCCGGCTGGGTGGCTTCCCGGATGATTATCTGGAGTTCGACACCAAGGCGCTGCTGAGGTCGAACTTCCGCGAGATGATCGAGGGCCTAGCCCGCAGCACGGTGAGCGGGATCCATTCGTCCGACGAAGCGCGGAACGAACTGGACCTGCCAGCCACGCCCGGCGGACACGGCGCCATGCCGCGGGTTCAGCAGCAGGTTGTCCCGCTGAGCTACGGGTCTGAGATGAAACCGCCCCCGCCAACGCAGCCGACCAACCCGGCGCGCTCCTATGAACCGGACCCGGAAGGTGATGGCGATGACGATCCCGAACGGACAATCCGGGCCTTCCGTGAAGAATATGACCGGCACCCCGCGCGCCTCCATTGAGGCGCTGGCCCGCGAGATGGGCGCAGCGGTTGCTCGGATCGAACGGGACTTGCAGCAACGCTTCGACGCATTCGCCGCCGAACTGTCGGCATCGACCCGCGCTGACATGGCTGCCATGAAGGCGCAATCGGCGGAATTGGAACTGCGGGCCATCAAGGCGGAGAAGGCCTTGGGTGAAGCCGTTGACGCCAGACTGGCGAATGTGCGGGATGGGGATTCGGTGTCGATCGATGACGTTGCGCCTCTGCTCGTCCGCCTGGTCGCAGAATCCGTCGCAGCCCTGCCGCCGCCAAAGGATGGCGAGCCTGGGCGCGATGCCGATCCCGAGCTTGTCCGGGCGTTGCTTACCGAGGCCGTAGCCGCGCTGCCCGCTCCGGCGGATGGCAAAGACGTAGACCCAGAAGTGATCCGCACGATGGTCATGGAAGCTGTCAGCCAGATCGAAATCCCGCAGCCGACCGACGTTGAACCGATAATCGAGTCACGAATTGCCGAGGTTCTGGCGAAACTGGATGCGCTGTGGGATCGACTTCAAGCGGATATTGGCAGCCAGAAGATCGACCCCGATCAAATCCGGGAATGGGCGCGTGGCATCGCGCAATCGGAAATCGCAGCTATTCCGCCCGTCCCGCCTGCCGTGACGGAAGATCGGGTCCGCGAGTTGGCGGGCGAATGCGTGACGCAGGCAATCGCCGCGCTGCCGCCGCCTCCCGCGGGCGAACGCGGGCCACCTGGCCCCCAGGGGAAGATGCAGCTGGCTAAGGCCTGGTCCGACGGTGTCCACTACGAGGGCAATATCGTCACACACCGGGGCAGCACCTATCAGGCCGCGCGCGACACTGGGCGCGAACCGCCGCACGACGACTGGACATGCCTCGCATCGATCGGCGACGCGGGCGCCGATGGGCGGTCCTTCACGGTGCGAGGCACCTGGGATGCTGCTGCCGAATACCAGGCACTTGATGTGGCAGTGTTGGGCGGTTCTTCGTTCGTGGCCCGCCATGATGCGCCGGGCGTCTGCCCTGGCGACGGCTGGCAACTGATCGCGTCGCAAGGCAAGCGCGGACAGCAAGGTGAAGCAGGGCAGCGCGGCGTCGGACTGCCGGGCCCGGCGCTAGTCAGTGCTTCGATTGACGATACCGGCCTCGTTGTTCTGCGGAATGCCGATGGAACAACGGTTGAATGCGATCTCTATCCGGTGCTGTCCCGCATCGAGCGATGATGGCCCCGCACGACTGGAAGGCACCCAATGCCCGAGCAACCCCATCCCCTCGGTCCCGCGAAGCCCTCCCTGATGCTCGCCGCCGAAGGCCGTGGCCGCAAGATCAAGCCCCTGAACCTCGAGGCGTTCAAGCTCCGCAAGGGCGATACGTTAGTGGTCAAGGTACCAACCTACTATTTCCGATCTATGACCAGCGACATCGTAAGAGACTGGTCTGCAGGCTTGTCCGAGGGTGTCAGAATCTTGGTCTGCCCGACCGATTTCCCGCTCACTGCCCACGGCCCGATCCCGCGCCAGCGTAAGAAGCCGAAGGTAGCCTGATGGATCACACCGCGCTCAGGGCCGAGCTGCTCGGCTGAGCCAGGGAGCCTCCGGTATGTCCGACGAGACTTCGAACACGCAGGGCCCGATGTGCCCCTACTGCCGTTCGATCCAGACCAAGATTCGCGGCGTCTTCTGTCGCCAGATCCATTGCATGACGTGCCACGCCAGGGGGCCTGCGGTCCGGCAGTTCGGCGGATATCCGGCCGCGGCGCAGCGAGCCGCGATGTTCTGGACCGGCCCGTCCGGCACGCCGCCCTCGGGACGCCATGGCGGGTCCTCGGTGATGCCGCCTTCCTATCGCCCCGCTGTGACGGAGTAACGCCGATGGATTACGCCCGGCTCGCCGTCGAACTGGCGGACAAGAAATACAGCGGCCTGTCGACCGCCGAGATCGTGGCGCTGCTGGTCGAGAAGAACGTCCCGACCGAGGCGGGCTTCCTGATCACGCCGTCCGAACTGTTCGGCCGTTTCACGCCGAGCGAGGCACGCGCGATCGCGGATGCCACTGCGACCGACGCGACGGTGTTCTGGTTCTACCGCCAACTCGAACTGGCCCAGGGCAAGATCGACCTGGCCGACGGCAGGATCGTCCAAGGCCTGGGCCTGCTCGCGCTGCGCGGCCTGATCGTCCAGGACCGGATCGCGGAACTGACCGCGGCGGTACCGGGTCCGTCCGTGTCGCGCGCCGAGCAGATCGGCTGCGACACCTTGCTGGCGATGGACGACCGAAGCCTCGACCTTGCCATCGCTCAGGCCCGGAGCATCAAGCAATGACCGCGACCGCGAAGTGGATCGCCGGTGTCCAGGCTTACTCGGCGGGCAACCTTGCCGATAACACCGCTCTGGCGAGCAAGTCGGCTGGGACCTACGGGATGTGCCAGGTCTCGGCGTCGGACGTCGTGATCGATAACGCGACCAACAAGGACATGTATCTCGCGGTCGAGATCGCGCTGGGCAGTTGGACGCCGGCCGTGTCGGACGTGCTCGAGCTTTACGCCTGTTATTCGCTCGACGGGACCAACTTCGAGAGCGGATCAGGCTCGTATCTGCCCGAGGCGGACCGGATCTGGAAGGCGAAGATGCTGTCCAGCGACACCTCGGCCGCGGCCAAGCGCTTCGTGTTGTTCGGCGAGATCCTGCCGCTCAAGTTCAAGATGCTGTGGCGCTGGATGGGCACGAACGCAACTGCCGCATCCGGCAATACGATGAGTTGGGCCACAACGAACATCAATCTGAACGGCTAAGTCGTGTCGCTGATCCGCCGGCTTGGTCGACCGGGCCTGTGGAACCGGAAGAACGTCCCGACCGTCCCGGTTGAGGTAGATTGGAGCCATCCGCTGGCGCGGGGCTTGGTGTCCTGCTACCTGCCGGGCGTCTCCAAGTTTGATATCGCTGGGCTTGGTCCTGTGCTCAGCACTCTGACGGATCATGTCGTCAGGCCAAGCCCCTTCGGCCCGCTATCTTCGGGCGGCGCGGACAGCGGTAGCGTTTTAACCGATGCCGTTCAGTTCCAGGCGGCCGGAACGATACACGTATTCGGCAAGTTCGATACTTCCGGCTATGCGGTTCCCTTTGCGATCTACGATGCGGTCTTCGGCGGCGCCATCGAGATCGACGTAGGGTTCGGAACGATCGCGCTCGCGATGGGCGTGTTCGGCTACTGGGAATTTGGGCCGCCGTATATAAGCGGCGCAGTGATGAACAGCATCACTGCCGCTTTCACGTTCAGCGGATCGCTGAAACTCTATCAGGCGGGAGCCGTTACCTACACCGGCACGTCCGAGCCGGCACCGTCCTATTCGGGTCGATCCCTGCTGATCGGCGGCAACTACGCCGGATTCAGTTCCATTCCGGCCGGGTTCGGCGTCGGCGCGGTTCACCTCTACAACCGGCAACTGTCGGATCAGGAAGTGGCATGGCTCGATGCAGAGCCGTTCGCCATGCTGCGCCCCGTCACGCGCCGCATCTTCTCCGCGCCCGCCGCATCAAGTTGGGATGGCACGGCATCCGGCACGGGCACCGCCACCGCAGTTGGCCAGTCCATCGCCGTCGCGGCAGGCGCCGCAGCCGGCACCAGCACGGCCACCGCAACCGGTTCCGCGCTCGGCATAGGCGCCGGATCAGCCGCGGGCACCGGCACCGCAACCGGCGTTGGCATCGGCAAGCGCGGCACCGTCACGCTATTCGGTTCCAGTTTCGCCACCACGAACTCGTCGGCGTTCACGGCCACAGCTACCCCGGCGGTCGGTGATCTGCTGGTCGTGATCGGCGGCTTCACGGGCAACGTCGCGACTCCGACCGTCACGGACAACAATTCCAGCGGCACCTATACGCTGGTCAATTCGGCCCTGAAGGCTACCAGCGCCGACAGGCTCTATATGTGGGTCAGAAACGCCCGCATCGCCTCGGCATCCTCGACCATCGTGACGATCACGCCATCCGGCGCGACAACCGGTGGCGGTCTAGCAGTTTACCGGATCGCAGGCGGCGATCGGATCGGCTCTGGCGCGGTTCGGCAATCCGCCGTGCAGGCCAACCAGACGACCGGCACGCCCGCCCCGGCCATGGCTGCGGCGGCGAACCGGAAGAACGTCATCCTCGGCGGCGTCATGAACGCCACCAACCCCGCCGGCACGACAGCGCCGACCGGGTTCACGCGCGACACGAACCGCGGCTACGCGACACCGACAGCCGGCCTGACGACCGTCAGCAAGGTGTCGGACTTCGGCCTCTCGACCCTGACATGGGGCAGCACGGGCGGCGTCTTCGCCTCGGTTGTCGCCGAGTTCGACGTTGATATTGCATCAGTCGGTGCGGCATCGGGCGTCGGCACCGCAACGGGTGATTCCGGCAGCGCCGCATCGGTTGGCGCAGCATCCGGAACAGGCGCGGCATCGGGCGTCGGGCAGTCCACCGCGACCGGCGACGGTGCAGCGGCCGGCACCGGATCGGCAACCGCCACCGGACAGGCCACGGCAACCGGCGTAGGCGCGGCAGCAGGGACCAGCACCGCCACCGCAACGCCAATCGTATCGGGCGCGGCGTCTGGCATCGGATCAGCCGCAGCAGTCGGCGCGGCCATCGCGGCAGCAACTGCCACGGCAGCCGGAACAGGATCGGCCACCGCAACCGGCGCATCGCTCGCGCTGGCAACGGGATCGGCCACCGGAACCGGCACAGCATCGGGCGTTGCCCTCACGGCGGCGTCGGTCGGATCAGCAGGTGGGAGCGGCACGGCAGCGGCGGTCGGCACACCCCTGGCGACCGGGACCGGTTCAGCGGCAGGCGTTGGACTGGCATCGGCCGCAGGCGCCTCCACGGCCGCCGGAGCCGGCTCAGCGGCAGGAACGGGCGCAGCTACCGGATCCGGACGATCCACCGCTGCGGCGGCAGGCGCGTCAGCAGGAACCGGCACGGCAGCCGCCATCGGCACGGCCACGACGGTCGGCGCAGGCTCAGCGGCAGGAACCGGAACAGCCTCGGCGACCGGCGCCGCACTCGCCACAGCAGTCGGGTCGGCATCCGGCGCCGGGGTAGCCACGGGCGCCGCTGTCACGGGCGCTTCGATCGGATCGGCAGCAGGGCAGGGCACGGCAACTGGCGTTGGCGCACCGCTCGCAACCGGCACGGGCGCATCCAGCGGCACTGGGACCGCAACAGCGACAGGTCAGGCCACCGCCACGTCAACGGGTGTGGCAAGCGGGACTGGATCGGCCACAGCAACGCCGGTCGTTCGCGGCATCGCAACCGGAACCGGTACTGCAACTGGCGTCGGCGCGGCCCTGGCGGTCGCGGCAGGTTCAGCAGCTGGGGTTGGGGCGGCATCGGCGGTCGGGGCGTCCACGGCCACGGCAACCGGCACAGCGTCGGGCGTCGGAACGGCTACCGGCGTCGTCCAGTCGGTCGGGGCGGCATCTGGGACCAGCACGGCCGTGGCCGTCGGAAAGGCCGTTTCGATCGGTGCGGGCCAGGCTGCCGGCACCGGTGCCGCAGCGGCGGCAGGTTCGTCGCTCGCGCTGGCCATCGGGGTCGCGTCTGGGTCGGCGATCGTCATCGCGGTTCCGCGGCTCGATGCGCTGCCTCGGCCACAGGACAGCGCAGCATCGGCCCGGATCGTCGGCAATGCGGCCACGGGACGCTCGGGCAGTTCGGGCGCCATACCACGAACCGTTCCGGCGGGGGCTTCGGCGCGGCTTTCCGGCAACGCGGCGGGACCGCGCAACTGATGGGGATTCCACATGACGATTTCTGACACGACCGAAAACGCGATCCTGGCTCTGATCTTCAACGCGACCGCGTGGGCGAATTATGCTGACAACGCCGCCAGCACGCCGCAGACGAACGTCCACTGCGCGCTGCATACCGCCGATCCCGGCGATTCCGGCACAATGTCGACATCCGAGATCGCCTACACGTCGTATGCGCGCGTGAACGTGGCGCGGACATCCGGCGGCTGGACCGTCTCGGGCAACAGCGTGTCGCCGGTCGCGACCATTGGCTTTCCAGCGAGCACGGGTGGGTCGGGCACGGCCACGTACTTCTCAGCCGGAAAGACGGGCGGCGGCGCGACGGCAATCCTGTTCAGTGGAACCGTCAGTCCAAATATCGTCTGCACGACAGGCGTGACGCCCCAGCTTTCCACCGCAACGGCCATCACACTCGACTGATGGAGCACTCGGCTGAAATGCGGCGGTGCCTTCTGGCCCTCGATGTCCCGGGCATCCGTCGCCTGTGGCTCCACATGTCACCGCACATGGCGCAGCCGACGAGCGACGATCAGGCGTTGGAGATGATGCACCTCGCTCGGAGCAAGATGCAGAAGATCTCGCGCCAGGCCCGACAGTATTCCGAGGCCTGGCTGAAAGAGCGCCGGACCACCGTCGTCGCCACCGCCGTCGGGATCTCTGTCCGAGAACTCGGCAACCGGCAGAGCGCCCGCACCCGTGCAATGGAGCACGCCATGTCGGAATCAGTCCTGTTGGCCGTGCGGGATGGCGTCGATCTGGTCACGGATGCCGCCGAGGTGAAGCGCCGGATGGAAATCGCGCGATTGAGGGCCTGACGATGGACAGCATCCTGACCGTCACGGTGGCGGCTACCACGCACGACCTGACGACGCTCGAAACCGTGAAGGACGAACTCGGGGGCCCGGATGTGCCGGATGCGACCCTGCGGCGCTGGATCTCCGACGCGTCGAACCGTTGTGCCGATTTCTGCAACCGGGTGTTCGGCAAGGAAACAGTCTCCGAGGAATTCGCCATGGACCGCGGCAGGTATGCCGATGCCTTGGTCCTGAGCCGCACCCCTGTCACGACCGTCGTATCCGTCACGGTAGACGATACCGTTCTGGACACATCGGAATATCGGACCGACGCATCGTCTGGCCTGCTGTATCGGCTATGCCAGGGCGCACGGTCGATCTGGACCGGGTGCAAGATCGTCGTCGTCTATTCGGGCGGCTTCGAACTTCTCGGTGATCTGCCGCGCACCATCGAACAGGCGTGCCTGATTCTGGTTCGCCAGCGGATGTCGGCACGGATGCGCGACCCGATGCTGAAGTCTCTCGAACTCCCCGGCGTCGTCACCGAGACATACTGGGTGGATACCAGCGGGAACGGTGCGGAGATGCCTCCCGATGCCGCCGGCCTGCTTGAACGCCATCGCCGGATTGTCCTCTGACATGGCAGGCGGTTCAGCCTCGCGGACGCTTTATGCCGAGCTGCTGAAGTACGGCCGCACGATCACCGTCAAGCGGTTCCTGCAGAACGGCACGGTCGCGGCGTCGATCGACGTCAAGGCGATGGTTCGCCCGCGTCCAGCACCCAGCGACACGACGGCACATCAGGGACGGTTTCTGGTGATCCTGACCGACGAGGAAATGGTGGCGGACGGGTGGTCCGACCGGGTGCGCCGGGGCGACCGGATCTCGTTCGATGGCCGGGACCGGACCGTGGCGAATATCGATGAACTATTCGAAGGCGAGACCGTCTGCCGTATCGAACTGGATGTGGGCGGATGAGCGGATCCGGCCTGACATCGGCCCGCATCAAGACGATCATCGAGCGCATCGAGGTCCAGACAAAGGAAGCGATTATCCGCGAGACACGCCGTCGCACGGACGAGAACCAGGCGGCGATCCGCGCGGCGTTCGGGAACACAGCGCCGATCACGCGGTTCGTCGACGGCGTCGAAGGCAAGGCATTGGAGGACGTGAAGCCGAACGGCGTCACCCTCACGGAATTCGACCTGTTCTCGCACGTCATCACGGAAACCTGGAACGCCCTTGTCCTGGCTTCGCCCTATGGGCCGGATGAAGGCGGGCATTATCGGGACGATCACTGGCTATTCGTGAACGGCACCCGACGAGACGCCGCGACCGAGGGCGGCAAGATCGAGATCAAGGCCGGTGATGACATCGTGTTTGTCAATGCCAGGCCCTACGCGCGGAAGATCGAGGGCGGGGCCGTAAGCCGGTTCCGCAAGCGCCTGACCGACCGCCGGCCTGGCTTGTCCGTGCAGGCCCCGGATGGCGTCTACGAGATCACGGCCGCTGCGCTAAACCGCCGCCTCGGGAACCTTGCATCGTTCCGGTTCGCCTATCGGGGCATCGTCGGTGGAGTCCCATTGCTGGCGAGTGGCCCCCGCCGGAAGGGCGTGAAGAAGCGGGCGCAGAACAACGCGTCGGATCGTTATCCGGCCATCGAAATCATGGTGCGCTGATGCTCGGTCCCGCAAAGGCAGCCATCAAGACCTTCATCGCCGCGGCGGGTGCCACGTCATGGCCCATGCGCTGGCAGAATGACCGATGGGCCGACACCGTCACGATCGACGACAACGACAATCCGACCGATGTCACTGGCGCGATCCTGCCGTTCGTTGAACTCGAAATCATCGGTGGCAAGAACGAGATGGTCGGGTTCTCCACGCCGGGCAATCGACTGTACCGCCATGACGGACTGATCCGCCTGTATCTCTGTGTGCCGGCGTTCTCCGGCACTGATGCGGCTGACGCCGTGGATGATGCGTTCTCCACTGCGTTGGAGCGGAAGCAGATCACGATATCAGCGTCGCAGATGGTCAGGACGCACGATTACTCGTCCACCGACGGCGCAGCGGAAATGACGGTCGGGAACTATTTTGTCCTGATGTCATCAGTATCGTTCGAGTTTCTATACGAAGCCTGAGCGTAGCCCAACCGCCCTTGGGCAAGGCATCGCGGTGTTGATGCGCCGCATCCCTGAAATGGAACCTCATTCCAATGGCATATCAGTCGATGTTCAACGGCTATGCCGCGTTCAAGGTGCAGTCGGCACTCGGGACGGCGGCATCCGGTTCCGGCGCCACGGTGTTGCGCCAGGCGGGTGGGCAGGGCGGCCGGCTCGCGAAGGCCACCGTCGAAAGCAACGAGGTCCGCCGTGATGGGATGCGCCAGCGCGGCCGGCACGGCACGCAGTCGATGACGGCGTCGTGGGACTCCGAACTGTCGCTCGGCACGCAGGAGCAGATTATCGAGGCGATCATCCGTGGCACGTTCGCATCCGATCTCGTCATTACGGAAGCGACCGCGTCGCTGACCAGCATCACGACGACGACCAGCACCATCGTGGCCGGCGCCGGATCGTGGATCACAGCGGGCCTGAAGGTCGGTGATGTGATTCGGCTCACAGGCCACACGACCGCCGGCAACAACAGCCGCAACCTGCGGATCACCGGCCTGACCACCAGCACCATCACGGTGGCGGAAACCCTGACCTTGAATGCCTCCCCGGATACGGCGTTCACGATCACCGTTCCAAAGAAGCTGATCTGCCCGACGGCTGCGAACCGTCTGGAGCGGTATTTCACGGTCGAGGAATACTTCGGTGATATCGACTCCTCGATCTATTACGAGGATGCAAAATGGTCTTCGATCCGGCTTGCCATGGCGGCGAACGGTCTGGTCAACGCCACGGTCGGCCTCACCGGCACCGGCAAGGGGACACAGGTGACCGGTGGATCGGCGCCGTATTTCACCAGCCCGACCGAGGCGACCTCGATCCCGCTGTCGGTGGCCGATGCGACGATCCGCGTCAACGGCACCGATCTGGTGGAACTGACCGCATTCGAGATCACGATCGACAACGGCGCCTCGACGGTGCCGGTGTTCGGATCGGGCGGCATCAAGTATTCGCCGGACGTCTTCACTGGCCAGCTCGGCATCAACATGTCGTTCACCGCGCTGCGCAAGGACATGCAGCGTATGACCGACTTCCTGGCCGAGACCGTCTATTCGGCGGAGCTGCTGTTCGTCGAGAACGAGAGCGAGCCGAAGGACTTCATCTCGCTGTTCATCCCGAACTTCACGCTCGGCGATGTCAACCGCGCTGCGCTGTCCCGCCAGGGTGGCCCGCTGACCGAGACCATCACCATCCCGGTCGGGCTTGTCGGCATCGACAACACTGGCGGCGCATTCGAGAGCACGATGGTCAACATCCAGAGCACCGGAGCCTGATGATGGCCGACATCGAACCCGTAGACCTGACCGTGTCCGAAGCGGTCGACATCCTGGTTGCGGCAATCGAGCGCGATCGCGCAGCCGGGCGGCGTGTCGACATGCCGTTCCCGGTCGAAGCGCTGCACCGGATCGCCGTGTCGGATACCGCGGCGTCCCTGGCCGGGTAGCCGCGTCCCAGATCCCGGCCGCCACCGGGACGAAGTGAGCCGGCTCCTGCCCGGTGCGTGTCGGCGCACCGGGCACCCAACTCCCCGACAGGAGAACCTATGACTGATCCCCTGCTGAACGGCAGCGATGCCGTGTTCCTGCTTGACGACTTCGATAGCCTGCTGACCGCTGAAATGCAGGTGATCCCGCCCGGCCACCTTGAGCCGATCGGCACCATTACGTTCGCCGGGCCCGGGCATGACCAGACCATCGCACAGGCGGACAGGATCAACCGCCGCACGCTCCAGATGGCAGCGGCGCGTGAACAGGCGTTGACCAGCGGACAGACGCCGAAGGCCACGACCGAAACCCCAGAAGCAATCCGCCAGCGCAACGTAGAGTTCGTGGCTGATCGTATCGTCGACATGAGCCTGATGGTGCGCGGCGCTGATGGCCAGCCGATGAAGATGGCGTTCTCGCGCGATGTTGCGGTTGCTCTTCTCGCTGACCGGAACAAGGGCTGGCTGTTCAAGGCGTGCCTCGACTTCCTGGAGCGCGACACGTCTTTTATGCGGCGCTCCGAGCCGATCTGATCGCGGCCGCGGAGCACCAGTTCCGCCTCGATGCGCCTGACAAGACGGGCCACACCGCCCGTCGGGCGATCAGGACGTTGCTGGAACGGCACCCGGGCCGCGCAGACCTGGTCGAACAGATCACCGGCCCGGCTTTCCCCACGATGCTTTTCTACCTCTACCGCTGGCACTCAGACCTTCGCCGCAGATGCGGCGGCGGGATGGGGCTTTCCCCGATCTCCTGGGAAGCCATGGAAGCGTGGTCGCGCGTGACGCGGCACCGCCTGACGCCATGGGAAGCGCAGATCATCGGTGATCTGGATGACCGGTTCCTCATTGTGATGTCGGAGAACAAGACCGATGGTTGATGAGGTCGTCACCCAGATCATCGTTGATGCCCGAGGCGCGGTTGCCGGCACGGCTGAATACAAGGCCGCGCTGGAACTGGCGCAACGGACGGTCGACCGGTTCACGGCCGCGCAGGAGAAGCTGAAGGCCGAGACGGAGGCGGCGGGCGGTGCTGCCGGCGCAACCGGCACGAAGCTGGCGCAATCGGCCCGCGATTTCACATCGGCCGAACGCAGCCTCAATTCCTATCTGGCGAAACTCGACCCGGTCTATGGGGCGACGCAGCGCCTGGCGACGGAGCAGCGCGGGCTTGAGAGCGCCCTGCGGACGTTGGATGGCCAGCTCCTGCGGGGACAGGGCTTGGATACGTTCGCCTCCAAGAGCCAGTTGCTGCGCACCCGCATGGATGAGGTGAAGGGCGCGGCGGCGTCGTTGGCTGCCGGGACGATCTCGGCCGAGAAGGCCATGGAGGTATTCGGTCAGCAGGTTCAACAGGGTGTGGCACCCAAGGTGGCCAACGCCTCGCAGGCGGTCCGGCAGTTCGGTGTCCAGTCGATCGACGTGTTCCAGCAGCTGGCGACGGGCGCGCCTGTAATGCAGACGCTCATCCAGCAGGGCGCACAGGTCGGACAGGTGGCTGCGAACGCTGGCGTCGGCATGGGCCAGCTGGCGCGTGGCATCGGCGGCGTAATCCTGTCCAACGCTGGCATCATCGGCGTCGTCGCCGGCATGGTTGCGTTCGGTGTCGCGCTCAATACCGTGTACTCGCGGTCGACCGACCTTGAGGCGCAACAGAAGTCCCTCGCCATCGCGATCCAGGGCGTCGGACGGTCGGCGGACACGTCGGTCGGGCAGCTGCGAGGCTATGTCGACCAACTGAAACTGCAGGGCGTTGCGGCGCACGATGCCGTCGCGGCCGTTGCGGAACTGACCCGCAACACAAACCTGTCGTCCCCGATGGCAGGCCGCATCCTCGGCATGGCGCCGGATGTCGCCGCGGCGGCAGGGACGGACATCAAGGATGCGATCAAGCGGATGTCCGAGGCCGCGACTGGCGGCGCTCAGGAAGTCCTCAAGCTATCCGAAGCCTTCAACCTGCTGAACGGCACCGAGACGGTCAACATCCGCTCGATGATCGAGCATGGCGACAAGGCCGCCGCGCTGGATGTTGTCTTCACGAAGCTGAAGGACCGCGTGAAGGGCCTGGAATCGGAGTCATTGACCCCCAGCGCCAGGGCGACCCGTGAACTCGGGATCGCCTGGGACGGGTTCATGACCCGTGTTGCGAACTCCGAGCCAGTCATGAAGGTGATCGCGCAGCTGGCGCGCGACATCCGGTCGATCTCGAACGTCATCAGCGGCGGCGTATCGGCCAACACCGGCATGGATCTGTCGGCGGAAATCGTCGCGGAACAGAAGAAGGCCCTCGATCTCCGGAAGCAGGCAGCGGACCTGGAAGCCGGCGCGGCGCGCGGTGGTGGCCGTACTTTCCAGGAGGACATGCAGAAGCAGATCGTCGCAACCAACAAGGCGTTGGACGATCAGAACAAGAAGGTCGAGGCCCTGATCGCGAAGGCCCGCACGGAAGCGGGGCCGCTGCCGGTCGACCCGACGAAGGTCTACGGGCCGCCGATCCCGAGCACGACCGACCTCGCCAATCAACGCGACCTTGAACAGACGGTAGACCAGCGGTTCAGCGCCAGCACGCAGGGACAGATCGCGAAGTATCGCGAGGAAATCACGAAGATGAAGACCGAGCTGAAGACGCTCGGCCCGGTCAACGCGGAAAATGCGGAGTATTCCAATCGGCTGACGATCGCCATCCAGGCCAACGAAAAGGCGATCGACGACCTGAACAAGAAGAACGAGGTCCATCGCACCGGTCAGCAGAAGGCCATCGATACCGTCAATGCCGAGATCAAGGCGCAAGAAGAACTCGGGGCCGCATACAGGAAGGGCGAGACAGCCGTTGCGGAGATCCTGGCCCGCCAGGAGGCAGAGAAGAAGGTCATCAGCGATGGCCTGACGCCGGGCACGCGAGACTACACGAAGGCGGTTGATGACCTGACGGCCGCGCTGCTTCGAAAGAAGACCGCGACCGGCCAAGCGGATATCGAGAAGACGATCGCTGAGACCGACCGGCAGACCGATGCGCAACTGCGCATTGCGGCTGCATACGATGGCACGGCCGAATCGCTCTCTCGCGCGCAGAACCTTGAGAGAGCCCAGGCCGACGCCCTCAAGGCGAACCTGGTCCCCGGCACGGCCGACTATGCCACGCAGGTGGAGCGCCTGGCCGCCGCGTACGACCGCAGCAGCACCGCCACGGCGGACTTCCAGCAAGTCCAACAATCCGTTCAGGCTCTGACAAATTCACTGAGCAACGCCTTCGACCGGCTCGGCCAGGGCATCGTTGATGCGTTCCTGGCGGGGCGTGGTGCGGCGGTGAACTTCGGCAATATCGCGCGAGGGATTGCCGCGTCGCTGCTGACCGACTTCGCGAAACTGGCGATCGCTGGGCCGCTCAAGAACGCGATCAGCGGCACGAACTCGGCCGCAACACTCGGCTCCGCGCTTGGCGCTCTGGGCGGCGGGTCGGGTGGCGGTAAGGGCGATTTGACCACTGGCTCGGAAGGTGGGCAGTCCCTGATCAGCAACGCGTCCAACGTGCTGTCGCTCGGCAAACTGACCGATATGTTTGGCCTTACGGACCTGGGTGGATCGGCATCCAAGCTCCTGAACGGCTTGGGTCTGTCAGGCGGATCAGGAGGAGGCGGGCTATTCAGCGGCGTATCGTCAGCGGTTAACAGCGCCCTTTCCACGCCGATCTATTCAAGCGTCGGCGGCTTCTTCCCCTCGTTCGCTTCGTCTGGCCTGTCGGCTGGCGAAATCAGCCTACTCGGATCCGCAGGTGTCACCGCGCCCACGGCAGGCGCTGGCGCGATGACGTTGGGCAGCATACTCGGCCCCGCATCGATCGGCTTTGGGCTCGGCACGTTCGGCGGCTCCTTCGTCCAGAACGCGATGGGCAAGACCGGGTATGGGAACACGATAGGGGCTGGCCTAGGCACTGCCGCAGGCGTCGCGCTTATGCCGCTGCTTGGGCCCCTCGCACCCATTATCGGCGGTCTGCTTGGCGGCGCCGGAGGTGGCTTGATCGGCCCCAACAAGCCGAGCCTTTACAGCAGCACCGGGATCGGCGTGACGGATGCCGGTACGCTGTCGCTAGGCAAGACCTACTCGCAACTGGCTGACACTGCCGAGGAAGTGAAATCGCTCGGCAACGAGATCGCCTCGTTGAACCAGGTGCTGGCGCAGACCGGGACCAAGATCGCGAACGGCGCCTCGTCGGATGGCCAGACCAACCGGCTGATCGATGCCGCTACCGGCAAGTGGTTGCAGATCGGCCAGAACACGCCAGATGGCACCGCCGATCCGTCGAAGTATTCCAGCCTAGCATCGGCGTTCCCAGGGCTGCGCTTCGCCGTGACCGGTGCCGGTGCCGAAGATGCCAATCGCGTCCTGCAAGATCGGTCGTTTTCGTCCGGCGATGAATTCAACACCTTCGTGACGGGGTTCCGGACCTTCATGGACCAGACCCTGCCGCAATTGACTGCGGTGTTGGGCGATGCCGGCGACACCACGAACCAATATCAGGCCAAACTCGACGAACTGAACAAGTCCTATACCGACGCGATCGCGAAGGCCGGTGAGTATGGCCAGGAGACTGCCAAGCTGGCCGAGGCGCAGATCAAGGCCACGCAGGATCTGACGGATTCGCGGAATGCGGAACTCGAAGCCATCAAGGTGCAGATCGGCTACGGCACGGCGAACGACAACGAGGGCGCGCTGGCCGGTCAGTTGAAGCAGATCGATCTCGCTGCCGCTGCGGCGATCAAGAGCCTGCGGTCGCAGCTGGGCAGCCTCGGCGCTTCGTCCGAGGATACCGCTGGCATGGTCGCCAAGCTGACCGACACGCTAGCGGATCAGCGCACCGCGGCCGAAGTGACCCTGCGGAAGCAGATCGATCTCGTTGATGCCACCGATGGGCTTGGTGCGGCGTTCAGTCAGATCCGGACGTATCTGACCGGGTTCAACACATCGATCGATGCTCGGCTCGCCACGGTCGCCGGCGACACAAACCGCGCCACCCTGATCTCGTTCGATCAGCAGGCCGCGGGTCAGATGACCAGCTTGCTGGATGAACTCCGGCAGCTGAACGCCTCCTCGGCTCAGATTGAGACGGCGACCGGAAAGCTGGCGGATGCACAGCAGCGGGAGCGGGACGCGATCCTGAGCCAACAGGCCCTGGCGTCGTTCTCGCTCCAGGAGGACACGAAATTCAACTACGGCAACCGGCTGATGCGGGCGCAGGGCAATGACTTCGGCGCGTCGCTGGCCGAGCGGCAGCGCGGTAACCAGATCGCGAAGGACCAGATCAGCGCGAGCTTGGCTGCGATCGGCTGGAACCCGTCGACCGTGCAGATCATGAACACCGTCCTCGCGGCCCTCGATGCCGAAGTCGGCGTCATGAAGCAGGCGCGTGACACCTCGGTGGCGCAGTTCGACGTTGGCCTTCTGACCCGTGGCGCCAAGGCGGCGAACGACAACTCGGTCTCGACGCAGCTCGCCATCTTCGATCAGACGGCGAAGTTGGAACTGGACGCCACCCGCGCGCAGCTTGTGGCGCTTGGACTGGCGGCGGGAGATGTCGAGTGGCGGATCAACGCCCTGGTTATCGCGCAGAACAAAGAGCGGGATGCGATCAAGGATCAGACCGACGCGCTCAATCAGCAAAAGCGCGACCAGGCCGATGCGGGCGTGACGAACGTGATCCAACAGATCACGCAGTATGCCCGGAGCTTGCAGGTCGGAGAGGCGTCACCATTCTCCGCCCGGGCGCAATACGACATCGCGAGCCGGCAGTTCGATACAGGCTTGGCCGCGGCGCGCGCTGGCGACTTCACCGCGCTCCAGAACCTGACCAGCAACGCCGAAGTGCTGCGGAACGCATCTCGGGCACTGTCCGGTTCCGGGCTTGGCTACGCGCAGACGTATGATCGGATCGCGAAGGCCCTCGAAAGCGTCTCGGCCACGTCGCCGCAGGCCCTGACCGCCATGGCGATGGCGCAGATCGCGCAGACCAACACGCAGACAATGGTCGCCGCGATCAATGACCTGAAGTCGGCCCTGGTTCAGATCCGTGACTCGATCAACCGCAATGCCTATGCGCCGCCGGCGTCGAGGGCGGCATGACGGACACGGAGGTTGTAGGCGGGGGCGACGGCTTTGTTCTCGCCGATCCCAGCGGCTCGCTGGTCGGTTTCGGGTCCACAGTCGCTGTTGCGCTCACGGGTTATCTGACCGGGACGCAGCCGTTCTATGCCATCGCGATCGATATCTTCCGGCCCGGCACGTCGGCACTCGTCCCGGTGCGAGGCTGGGCGACCTCGCCTTGGTCGACCCTGTCGGTGCTGGGTGCGGCGGCCGAGGTCACAGACACGCTGACCGCGTCCGACATGGGATACCGGACGGAAAGCCCTGTCGTCGTCTATGCGCCAGTCATCCAAGAGGCGTTTCAGCTCGACGCCCGTATCCCTCTCGATCCGGCACAGGTTGGCGCAACATGGGGATGGGGCACTGTCCAGCTGGCCAACGCGGATCGGCGGTATGATTCCATCGTCGGATCGTGGAACGCCGACGGGCGCAACGTCACGATCTA